GTGGTATGTACTATGCTTATATGTTCCGTGACAATATCGAATCTGCACGTACGTCATTTCAAAAGTTTGAAGACGGCATGAAACGTATGCGGACTCAGAACGTGAATGAAAACATCTACGCAAGGGCGGTTTAGATGCCAGATCGTTGGACTACCAACGCTTTTGAACTCAAAGGCGGCTTAATTACAAACCTGTCTCCTTTGCAGCATGGTCTAGGTGCTCCGGGTTCTGCTCGTATCCTACGTAATTTTGAACCTGCACAGTCGGGTGGATATCGTCGAATCGAAGGTTACAGTAAGTACGACTCTAACAATATTGGAAACACCGGTCCAATTAGAGGTTTGATATATTACGGCGATAGGGTATATGCCGCGCAACATGACGGTATATTTCGTTCATCCGGTAGCGGTTGGACAGAGGTTACAGATAATGCTACTTTCAGCAGTGCGGGAGTAAACTTAAATGCAGGGTCCGGCAAAGTACGATTTTTAAAATACAACTTTAGTGGTACCGAAAAGTTTATGGCAGTAGATGGTGTAAATAAACCATTCACGTTCGACGGTACAACATTTAAACAGTTAACTAGCCTTTCGTCGGATTTTACAGGGTCAGACTTTCTAGCCAATTTTAAAAATCATATTTTTGTTGCAAACGGCACGAACGTGCTTTTTTCTGCACCCTACGAAGATGAAGACTTTACAAGTGCATCTGGCGGTGGTATAATAAACGTAGGTGATGAAGTTACTGGTTTAATAGTATTTCGTGATCAACTTATTATTTTTAGTGAAAACAAAATTAATCGTCTTGCTGGGTCTAGTGTGGGAGACTTTGCTCTTCAGCCAGTTTCTCGTGATCTGGGCTGTGTAGAACCAGACACAGTTCAAGAGATAGGCGGAGACATTATATTCTTAGGGCCAGACGGCCTTCGTACATTTTCTGCCACAGATCGTGTGGGAGATTTTTCGTTAGCGGTTATATCTAAACCTATTCAGACTGAAGTTTTAGATTTAGTAAGAACTAGCAGCACGTTTTCAAGTTGCGTTGTACGAGAAAAAAGTCAGTATCGAATATTTGGATACAGTAGTGCTATTCAATCCAGTGCCTCTAAGGGAATTTGTGGCGTACAGCTTGAACAGTCTATTGTCTGGAACGATTTACGAGGCTTTAAAGTTTACTCTTCGTACGGAGAATATTCTTCTGGGTTAGAACTTATATTCTTCGGCGGAGATGACGATTACGTTTATCAGATGGAACAAGGAAACACATTCGACGGGACAAACATAACAGCTACGTTTGCTACCCCGTTCGTTCCTTTACAAGATCCAAACTTACGTAAGACTCTTTACAAAGCTACGACTTACATAGACGCAGATGGAATATTTGATATTCAACTCTCTGTTAAGTATGACTTTGACCAAGCAGGTTCTGTGCAGCCCTTACCAATTTCGTTGAATAATACAACTGGTACGGCAGTAACATTTGGATCAGGGGTATTCGGAACCGCAACGTTCGGAACAAAACAACGTGCAATTTATCAGGTTCCTGTCACGGGATCTGGATTTACCGTTTCACTTTTATACGAAACATTAGGCCAAACAACCGACTCGACATTTACCATAGATGCTGCGACTGTCCAGTACGCATTATATGGAAGGAGATAACCAATGGGTACAGGATACGTAAGAAACGATTCCGCGAATAATATAGCAGATGGAAACATAATTGATGCGGCGGATTTAGATGGCGAATTTGATGCCGTTCAAGCTGCCTTTAACGCTTCTACCGGGCATAGCCACGACGGTACGACAGGAGAAGGACCAAAGATTACGTCTGCTGGTCTTGCTGCAGGGGCGGTAGATTCCTCTGCTGTTGCCAACAACTCTGTTGCGCTAGGAACAAAGACTACCGGTAACTACGTTGCTGCAGGTGCAGTATCGGGTGTCGGTTTGTCTGGTTCGGCTTCGGCTGAAGGCGCAACATTTACTGTAGCATCTAACGCGACAGATGCAAACACTGGAAGTACCATCGTCGCACGAGATTCAAGTGGAAACTTTGCTGCTGGAAATGTAACTGTAGGAAACCTTATTACGGCTGGTAACGTAGATGGGCGTGATGTGTCAGCAGATGGCACTAAGCTAGACGGTATCGAAGCAGGTGCAAACGTAACAGACACAGCAAACGTCGGCTCTTCTTTAACAGGGTTTTCGACCGGAACGGATGCTGCTTCAAGCGATTTAATTCCAGTCTACGACGTGTCAGCAGGTGCGTGGGAAAAACAAACTATAGCTAATGCCGCCTTGCAAGGCCCGACTGGCCCGACTGGTCCTACCGGACCTGCAGGTTCAAACGGGTCTAATGGCCCGACAGGTCCAACCGGTCCGACTGGTCCGGCAGGGGCAAATAGTACAGTAGCGGGTCCAACCGGTCCAACCGGTCCGACTGGTCCAACGGGACCGAATGGTCCGTCGGGTTCAAACGGGGCTACTGGCCCAACCGGCGCGACAGGTGCAACTGGTCCAACCGGCCCGACTGGTCCGGCAGGAACACCTAGTAGTTCGTTTAATGCGGTGGGTTCGTATGCAGGACTATACACACACACAAATGGTACTACCGTCGGTAGCACTGTTTCTGGAGGTTCTTTACGGTATAACAAAGCGAATAGCCCTGCTTATATTTTGGTGGCCCCGTGGGGCAATCAGGCACAAAATACTGGTGGTAGTAGTGTTAGTGGTAGTTGGAGAAATATGGGTCCGAACAACCATAGAATGAATTACGATGAAAATTACTATTATGGTGCTTCACTATATGTAAGAGTATCGTAACTTTAGGAGAAAACTATGGAATACAGAAATGCAAAAATTATTACATCCGACGGAACGCAGATTGACTGTGAAATCAATCACGAGGAGCACGGCTGGATACCGTTCAATTGCGTGAGAGATGATCCGTATCCTCCTTTTGATAATGCTGCCCTATTTGATGCAATGACTGCTGATCCAAATACAGCAGCGTATGTACCCCCAACAGCAGAAGAAATTGCTGCTGAACAATCAAGAGAAATAAGAGGCTATCGGTTTGAACTACTTCAATCCGAAGTTGACAAGTACGCAGCTAATGCACTGCGTTGGGCAGATTTAACGTCAGCACAGCAAGCCGAACTTTCAACCTACAGGCAAGCCCTATTAGACATAACCGACCAAGAAACCTTCCCCGAATCCGTAACATGGCCTACAAAGCCAGATTGGGTATAGTATGCAAATGGAAGATTTCGTCGAAGTTATAGACGATGTGTTGACTGAAGAAACGTGTTTAAACTTAATTAAGTCTTTTGAATACGCAGATAAATGTGGATTAAGCTATCAAAGGTTTGAAGCCGAACAGTCAGTGGCGCAAGGTCTGGATAGCCTAAAGAAAGACACTTCACTTGGGTTTAGCGAAATACACTGCGAAGGTATTGCTAGTGTAGTACCGGATACTACGGTACCATTTACAATAGAAGAAATAAACAAATCTATTTTTTCCTACGTTAACAAATACCAAAACGGTATAGTAAGTGTTCAATCTGTAGAACAAGGAGGAATCCCCCTACTACCCACAGGGTATAAATTGCAAAGAACAAGGCCGTCTGAAGGATACCACGTTTGGCATTGTGAAAACAGTTGTATTGTGAACAAAGCAAGATGCCTTAGTTGGATTCTATACTTGAATGATATAGAAGATGGTGGTGAGACAGAGTTCTTATACCTGTCAAAAAGAGTAAAACCAAAAGCTGGCAGATTGATAATTTTTCCCGCTGGTTTCACCCACACCCACAGAGGAAATCCACCCCTGTCTGAAACTAAGTATGTTGCAACAGGCTGGTTGGAGTATCGGGTATGAGACAGATGTGGCAGCTATGGCAGGGACAGATATCTGCAAAGTCATGCAACGATATGATATACGACCTTAGACAGTTATCGCCAGTACAAGCACAGACATTTAATCAGTCAGGCGACTTAGAGGAAAACCAACATAGGTCTAGCATAGTACGCTGGGTGGAAGACCCGCAGATTAAAGATATGTTGTGGTGGTACGCACAAGAAGCAAACCGACTTGCATTCGGCTTAGATGTCGAAAAGGTCGGTAGCGTACAGTTTACAGAATATTCAGCATCTCAGGCCGCGCACTATGATTGGCATCACGACGTACACTGGTTGGCTGACATGGCCTATGATAGAAAAATCAGCGTAGTATTACAGCTATCTGATCCTAGTACATACGAGGGTGGTGACTTTGAATTTGGTGAAGTTCAATCGCCAGATTTAAATAGATTAAAGACAAAGGGATCGATACTCTGTTTTCCTAGCGTCTTGGAGCATAGAGTCACTCCTGTAACAAAAGGAACTCGTTACTCATTGGTTTCATGGTTCGAAGGACCACGATGGAGATAAGGCATGGAAATGCACAACCTCATAGACATGCTCGTCGGTTTAATCCTTGCAGGTGGTGCTTGGTGGGCAAACACAACAACCAAAGAACAGAAGCGCATAGAGATTCTGTTAAACAAGACTCGCGAAGACTACGCTACTCGAAACGATGTGCGTGATGATATGCGCCGTGTCATGGAAGCTTTGCATCGGGTTGAAGACAAGCTAGATAAAGCTTTAGATAAAAGGTAGATAGATGGCACTGCCCCCTCAAGTAGTAACATTGGGAACAGTTGCATCACCTGCTCAGACAGTGGTGCCGGGGGGCACAACAGGCGTTTTACCTGCTACTAAAGCTGGAGGGCCAAAACCA